ATCGGTTTTAGTCCAAGACGCATCGCTAAACAACTCTGAATATTGTATATAGTTATAAGGCACAAGCTCTACTAATCCATCTTCATTAATCCGTGTTCCAGTAGTAGCTCTTACTACTGACATTTCTCTTGGGTAATACTTGCCGCCATTAATCTTATAGCCTAATAAGCTATCTGATTTGACTGCCCAGTTACCCTCTCCTATTACTAAACTTGCTTGTTCTATCATTGTGTAATATAATTATAGTAGTTAGCCATTTCTGCGTATGTGTTAAAGCCCGTTCCAGTTAGGCGTTCTAATTCGTCATTTGTTAGGCGGGTCTTCCAAAGGGCGGCTGCGTTAGTAATTGAGGCAGCAATTCCTAAATGGTTAAAAGTAAAAACAGACATTGCATTACTAAAAACAACAGCGGTACCAGTAAAGCGAAGCGTTCCGTTTACATAAAACACAAAACCACTTGAATTGTACGCAATCGCAACTTTTACATTTCCACTAACAGAATAAGAAGAAGGCTGCTGCGTTACTCCGTTGGTTCTAACTTGTGCGGTTATTCTGTTGTTAGAGTCAGAATAAAACAAAATACGATTGTTTCCGCTTCCGTCATCAATACCGACAAGACCTTCATTTCCATCTGTCTTAAAGTTTGGGTACTCCAAAAACACGGTCCCCTCCGTTTGACCGATAAGCGAACTAATACCCGTCTTTGATATTACGTCAGCGTTGCGTGTTACACTTGCAGAGGTTGTAGGTATGAAACTTGTACTGTAATTTCCAGCTTCGAGTTGTGCGCCCCAAACAAAAACACTTCGTGTTCCCGTAGTGCTTGTTGAATAAACACCAGTTGTGAAGTCTCCAGCGGTTACAGAATTTGTAAGGTTAACACGATACCAACCATTGTCAAGTTCTTGAATAGTTCCAGTCCCTACCGATGCGGTAAATGTTCCAGCACTAAAATTAATTTCACCTCTTGCGGCAAATCCAGAACCTATTTTGAAAAGATATACTTCGATTAAATTAGTTCCGTTATTCTTTAAATAAACGGAATATGTATATGTTCCAGTTGTTAATGGAAATGTAGCGTAATTGTGAATGTTCATTTCACTACCACCTACAGCAGTAAATGTATCTGCGTTTTGGATGCCACTTGGCGAAATGGTTGTATTTGAAGTTACGCTGTTTCCTGGCTCTTCATACCAATACCCATTCTCAAAATCCTCTGAATAGTTTAAAATGTTTGTCCTCTGCGGTTCTACTAACAAACTTGGACAAGTACCGTTTGAGTAGTCAAGACGTGGTATGTTAAGTCTTGTTTCCGTCTTTTGGTAGTCTTTGAGTGTACCCGAATTGAACTGCGCACCCCAAGCATAAAAGAAATCAGTACCATTACCAGTAAAAAGTATCGAACCATAATCACTAATTGTAGGTGTAGCAGAGTTGGAAAAACGAATCCTAATTCCACGCACCTCATCGCTTGTGTTAGTATAAGTAATTGAACAGCGATACCAACCATTTCCTACACTTGTTACTACATAAGAATTTAATGTATAGCTTCCGCTTCCAGCACTTTGAGTTACAACTCCATTATTTAAGTTTATAACTATGTAAGCAAAGTTTGCGGCAGTTGCACCATTATTTGCTAATTGAACATAATCAGAATTTCCCTTTTTTAAATAAACACTTGTAGTCCATTGACCTATTTGATTAACGTAGTTTGTAGAATTAAATACAACGTGTTCAAAACTTGCGGTGTTAATTGTAAACTTATCTGCGGTATTAGTTCCGTTAGGGGCAGTTGTTTGGTTGCCGCTTAAAACAACATCTACTTGACCCCAAGATGCTCCGTTATCAAATTGCTCAGAATACTGAACAAGGTTATAAGGCACTAACTCAACCAACCCCGCACTATTGACTCGGGTTGCAGTTGTTGCTCTTGTTACGGACATATCGCCCGAACCATCGGACGGAATAACGGAGTAAAGTTTGCCCTCTTTGTAAGCGTTGGGGGTTACTATTAATGAAGCTGTATCTATTAAGCTCATACGTTTATATTATTTAAAGTGGTAAGTAAACACGAATCAGCCTCAAACTCTGCTGAATCCGCTTCAACTCGTAAGTAAAAATTAGTTGCCATCCCTCCAGAAATACCATATAAGTCAGTCTCTGGACTCCAAGAAACAATGTGAGATGCTCCCCAACCTATTTCATTGTAAGCTCCTTGCCCCCATCCTATGATGTTGCGGTTTGCTCCTTGCCCCCAATATATGTTATTTGCCATCTTTGTTTAGTTTAGTTAGAAAAACACGGAGCTTCTCAATGTTTTCTTCTTTTGGTTTGTATGTTCCTACCTTAGTTCGTGTTTTCATAATTAAATATACCAAGAAGTATAGTTGTTTGCAGTATCAGGATACATATCCCCATTAGTGTTTGTAGTGTACTCAGGAAACAAAGCGTTGTTAAATACGATGTAATCAATGAATCTCTCCGTGTAGTGCTGAGCAATCTGACGTTCCTTTTCAATTAAGAAGTCTACTTCGTTTTTCTCTACGTTCTCAGAGTTCTCAGATGAGTGTTTATAGACGCCCTTATTTGCGATTGTGTAAGCCGCAAAAGGTAAGTATTCAACCATAGCCCAATGGATGAGCATTGGCTTTACATAAGTGTTTACCAAAGTAGCGTAGTTACCAGCTAAAGTACCTGCGGTAATATCCGCCTGAATCTTCTGAAGCAATTTCGTGCCTAAGTAGTTTTGAATATGAATGTCCTGAGCGATTTTAACGAACTGAATAAACTTGTCAGTATCAACATTCCCGTTTACCGCAGTAAAACGAACCAAATCGTCTCTTGTTATAAGTAGTGCAGTTGCCATTATTTGCCGTAAATAGGGTTAGTAGGTAAAAAGCCGTTGTAAGGCATATCAACAGGACGCTGAGATACTAAAGCCTCATTCTTGATAGTATAGCCAAACTTAGCTGCTTTCGCTTGTGCGATTTGTTTAGCGTTAGGAATGTCCAAAGCCTTACCTTCAAATGCTGCATAAACTTGTTTGTTCCAACGATGATGGCAGTTGCCTCCACCTTTGTAAAGCCAAATAGAATAAGTATCAGCTCCGTTAGGACCCCATCCTTTATTGACCGCTTGTGCGCCCATCTTGATAATATCCTCTTTTCTATAGATTTTCTTAGCACGCATCATTGCATTGCAGAAATCTCGTGATTTATCTTTAGGCTCTGAACCTGCATAAACGTAGCGAGTCACGAATTTAACTCCGTCAATTACCTTATCTTGTTTGTCTCGTAGGTTTGGACGTGCATCTCCTGTGCTAACCAACTCTACTAACTTCGAGAATAAGCCCTTTTTAAGCTCCTTAGAGAGCATTTCGTTCTCTGAGTCGTCCAAGTCATAGTCAACAGGGAATTCGTCTATTAGAAGCCAATTCTCAGAAGGCTCTTCTCCTAAGTCGATAAGTGATTGAGCAACCTCATTATCTAATTTTTCTTGTTTGCTTAGTTCCGTTCCTGTTTCCTCAGCTACTTGCTCTTGGTTTTGAGCGTTTTCTAAATCCGTAAATTCAAGCGGTTTAAGCGTCTTAAAGAATAAGTTGAGGGATATACTGTTAAATGATAAGATAGTGTCTAAGGCTTCAAGTATTTCATCCTGAAGCGGTTTAATCACCATATTGTTAAATAAGATAAACGAGTTTTGCAATTCATCAGCGTTAGAACTGAATCCGTTAGCTCCTGCAATACCAAAAAGTAGCGGAGAAGTTACGTTGTGTCCAAGCATAATTTTACGCATACACTCCTCAGATAAGTAAGTGTAATGTTCCGGTGCATCATTTAAAGGTAAATCGTCTACCGTTGTTTTCGTGTCCATGTTATCATTGAACGCAACGATTACTTTCTGACCTTTAGAGCCAGTCAATTTGCTTAGAACCTTGTTTGTGATGATAGATTGTTGCTCCTCAGTTGGTACTCCATTGTTGAAGTTGACCACCTTAGTGCCTGAAAATCCGTTTTGAACCTCGTTGATTAGGTAATCAGCAATCTCCTCCTCTAAAAGTGCATAAGGTACTGCTCCTTGATAGTCAGGATAAGCGTAATACTTCATACCTACTGCGTAAGGCTTTGAGAATAGAATCTCAATCTTGTCTTTAGAGAATCCATAAGCAGGTATTCTTGTAGGTGGGTATTTCTTTACATCAGTCCAATCGTCCGAGTAATAGTAGGCTTCAATTTCTCCGTCTTTATTACACTTTTCAGCACGCAAAAGATTCACAGGCATATGAAAAGCCTTGAGGATTCTATCGTGCTTATCGTTGTAGTGTACTTGAATAGCAAACTGACCAAGCATCTTGCGGTCAATTGCAATTTTGCGCAAACACTCTTTTGAAAACATAGCCATTGCTTGAGCGTACTCATTAGGCTTGCGAGAAGCATCTACTGCAGACAAACCACGTCCGTAAACCAAACGTGAAATGTTATTGATGATTGCGTTGTTTGTGGTGGAGTTCGTGTATCTATCCAATAAGAATTGATAGTAATTATTGTCTTCTCCAAAGTCTACCCACGCATCACGCTTGCTCTCCTGAATTACGGGAGTAGTGTATGCCGATAGGTTTAAGACGTGTACGTTGTTACTCATAAACTATGAACGTATTTGATGTGGTGTTAGATGTATACTCTCCGTTGTTTACGGAGAACGTTACGATGTTTTGGTCAGTACAAAAGATTCTATCCTTGTAAACGATGTCCGTGTTTTTGTAAAGTACCAAATCGTAGAAATGTCCTTCCTTTAAAGCAAATGTAGCCGTCAACGTGTTAACGTAATCGCCTAATGTTTGCGATGTGATAGCTACAGTTACTGGAGTGTTTGTTTGGTCATCAGTCAACACCATTGATGTTGGTGTGTCTCTCGGAATAAACGAGAACGTCTGAGCTGATGTAGATGTCGTTAGTACAATCATATTAAAGTAACTGAAAGACCTGCAAATTGTTTTAAAAGCAAAAAGGGCAGCCTAAGCCACCCTTCTTACACGCTATAAAGAAAACGATTATACAGTAATGATAGTAGCTACACCGAATACATCTCCAGCACCACCTGCT